GATAGTAACAGGTAGTAACAGATATTCAATTTTTCTGATTAGTCTATTCAATTTTGCATATTCACACCAATACAATAATTATAAAATTTTTATAAACTATCTTTTCTGCGCCAAAAGATAGAAAAAATACCTCCTGTACTCATAAAACTGCCTTCGTCCTACCGGAACATCCATCCACTCATATGGCGTTCCTTCAGTCACGTTCTTTAAAACCCACTTGTAAATCTCAGGAGAGGTTTTTCTGGCGGTTTCCTCAATGAGTTTGATATCTTCCTGCATCATAGCATTTCGAACTGCTTCCTGGGCCGTAGAGTCACCTGACAGGTTACTCTTAGGCATGCCGTCATTCACTGTTGCCTTTAACCCATACGCATTCTGGAGCTTCTGCTTCTTTTCAGCGTACTGAATGCAGAAATACTTAAGCTCATTGTATTTTGCTCTTGAAATATTATAATCGCTTAGCTTTATATCCCTACGACATATTGTATCCATTGTCTTTCCCCTTTCTCACACACTCTCTATGCATGTACAATACCGTCCCTCTCTTTGTCTTAATCCACTCGGCATCTCCATTGATCACCTTCTGGCAGATGCAGCAGACCGGGACGGATATTTTCTTGGCATTATTCATTTTTCCCCTTTCCTACTCCTGGCTTCTAGCTGATCCAAAAGATCCTGTATCTGGTGGACTATCAGCGGACAGGAATGATATCGTTCCATCAGGAACCGGGCCTGCCTTACGATCTCATCCCATTCCTCTGACTGCCAAGATGGGGCTGCCTTGCTGTAGCGTTTCCAGAAGCCGTTGTATACGTCGTAATAAATTCCTTTGACCTGTTGGTCTGAAAGGATCACCACATCATCCAGTGTCATATCTCCTCTATCCTCACATAGATTCCTGGGATCTCTGCCCAGAACTTCTCTGCCATCTCTGCAGCTACCAGGGCATCATCTTTCCAAAATCCGCAAGCTGTCATGCAGTCTTTTAAAAGCTTCTGGAGATTGTCTGTATCTGGCTTTGTGATCCGGTATTCACCGTCTGCATGTTTCCCCTTAGGGAAGCACCATTTGACCATCAAACGTACTCCCTGATCAAATGGCTGCTCCGGTCTGTGTCCGGCCAGATGCCCCATCAGTTTCTGCCTGGCAGCTTTCAGATCTACCGGTTCGTAAAAAACAGGCTTGCCTTTTACCACATGTACCTGCTTCTCCTGGTGTGTCAC